CACCGGTTCTGGTGCCATGCCCGTACTGCAATATGACTGCGATCGGGACACCCTGCTCCACATGGGAGTTGTTCCAGACCAATGAGACTCTGTTGGCGCTCCGCTTGATCTCGTAGGACCAGCAGGATGCGGTGTAACCGGACCTGACCGGAGTCGCAGCGGATAACGCGGCAACCCCGGCCTGTCCACAATCATCGAGGAAATCGAAGAAGCGGCCCTCCTTGAGTCTCTCGAGCCACTTCCCCGTGTCCATCCTCGAATCGATCTCCAGCGTGAACGCTGGACTCATGCAGCCCTCTCACAAGACGCCGCGATACCGGCCACGATTGCGCCCATGGCTCCTCGGGACCATCCAACCTTGAGGTTGTCGAGCGTGGCTGGAATATGTGCAACCGTTGGCAGTCCGGAGGCCTTGATCGGATCCCAGGTCGTCTGGGGCGCGTCGAACTCTATGGACAGAATATCACAGATCTTACCCGATAGGAAGTCCGGATACGCAGTCTTGCCGATGTCCGAGTTGTAGGCATAGCCCCAGGTCTTGAAACCCCGAGCTCGAACCATGTCGAACATCCACTTGGAGTCGAAGTACGCCTTGATGATGACCTTTCGCTCCATGCCCTTGAACATGTCGCAGACCTCTCGCCACAGCCCCATCTTATACTTCGGATCGAAGACGATGACGTGAGTGGAGCTGTACTTCTCGATCAGCCAGTCCAGTTTAGCGGGCATGTACTGGGTCTTCGACGCCTCGGCCTTGATCTCGGCCCAGGTGTACTCGTCGGCCTTCTTGGTCAGCGCAGGAACGAGTCGACTCATGCTCTGATCGTGGCATCCGAACCAGACTCCGTCCTTGCTCCTGGCCGCTGAGAACTCGAGTGCGTGAGCATGGTAGTCGACAGCCTGGGTGTAGGCGACCTCGGTGTGCTCCGGCCAGGACAGGGATCCGCCCCGATGGGCCACGATGAAATGTGGAGTCTTGAAGAGCTCCGTGATCGTCTTGGCGCCCTCGGGAATGGCCCTCATAGTGAGCGTCCCGATCTCCTTGACCCCGTCCCAGACGACAACACCGATCTTGGAACCATCGGCCAGAGTCGGATCGAGCGAGTCGTTCTGCTCCTTGAGCCTGACGTCTACGCCGAAGCGAACCTTGATGCCGGTGTCAGTGGGTGGCGCGTATGCTGACTGAGCGTATCCTACGACAATCGAGGACCAGGATTTGTCCGTGGCTTTGCCCCAATTCCCATTCGTCATGGATTCAACGTTGGCGGGGAATGTGCCAACAGCAGCGGTGTTCACATCGTGCTGTACGAACCCTGTGATCTGCGGAAATGGCCCATTCTGCCAGCCGGTGGATTCCTTCTCAGGCATCCTCGGGACGAGTTGCTTGACCTTGGTGCCATCGAGAACGATAAGTACCGCGCAGCACCTGGCGGTGTAGGTTGCGTTCTTGGACTTCCACGCCACGTTCTGAGTGTCGGCGGAATTCGCAACCATTTTGACGGCCACGGTACAAGACCGAATGTCCTCGCCGGCGGCGTACTTCCCAGTCCACCCATCGGGCGTGCAGTCCTGCATGTGGTTGAGCTGACCGCCCACGATGAGTAGCGCCCAATCCCCTGCGACCGACGGAACACTCAGTTTCTCATCCGGATTCTTGGAGACTGCGATACCCTTCATGGGAGATGCCATGATCAGACCTTTCGAACAATAACCGTGTTGGGCGGGGTGCCGGCGGGAACCTGCTCCTCACGACCGAGAATCATGACGTTTCCGTTACCCCCGCCTCCGCCTCCAGCAGGACGGTTGCTCTTGATGGTGACGTCAACGATGTCGTCCTCGGAGAGCTTGACCGTCTTCGTGGCGGGCCACCCCTGGTCATCCAGGAAGAGACGAGCGTTGGTGTTGCGGAAGAACCACACCATGCCCTCGATCTTGCCGTTCTCGCCCGCAGTGTCGACGTAGGTCGGACCATCGTCGGGGTCGACGGTGAGGGTAGCGAACGGCGGGATGTCGCCCTTCACATGACAGTAAGGCATGACAACCTCACTTGCTCTCGCCGAGCTTGTCCTTGATCTCGTCGAGAGACTTCTGGAGCTTGTCCTGCTTGTAGGAGATATCCTTCAGCCAACCGACGAGCGGACCGTCGAAACGACGACCAGCGATGCCGGCACCGGTCTGATCGGAGATCTCGACGAGACGATCCTTCATCTCAGCGAGAAGATCGGTGGCGTATGACACTTCGAGTTCCTCTCCGCCGTCGCTCGAGCCCTGGCTCGGACGGCCTTTGTTGTACCAGTAGCGGCATGCCTCGGAGAACGGAATGCCGTAAGCCTCATAGGCCCCGTCTGCGGACCCAGAGTTGTAACGAGAACCGACTCGCTTGAGATCCTCGTAGGAATCGCCCTCGGACTGGATGAGTCCCTTGAGGATGGCGCAGCCGACCTCGGAGGACTTCTGCGGGTCCCACCACTCCCTGTTCGGGTCGTTGATGAAATACCCGTTGTAGGTGACCTGGAGCGGACCGACCCCATTCGAGGTACCCCACTCTGAGACGATGGGCCAGAAGTAGTTGAGGAAGTTGTCCCTCGTCACCTCGCCCCAGCCGGAGCAGGCGCCTCCAGCGTCGTGACCGTAAATATTGGCTCCGGCCTCGCCGGTCTCCATCTTGAGTGCGCCGAGTGCGGCCCACCAAGGACAACCGACGGCGTCAGCCGCACGGAGAACCGCATCCTGGATAGAAGTGGCCGCACCGTTCTCCTCGCGATGGGACGGGGCACTGGACCCATGGTTGTCCCGCCTGCGAAGGCAGTGTGTCCAAGCGGCGGCCTGAGTGTATGGATGCTGGTTGTACTCGATCGAGCGGACCTCTTGCTCGGTCTGGTCGCCCATCCAACCGTCGTCGGAACCATCCTCAGCGATCCATGCCTCGGACAGAATCGTGGGGTTGAGACCAGTCACCATTGCGACATGACCCCGACCCCCCGAAGCGGCCTCGGACAATACGATGTCGCCGATCTCGAATCCGCCGTCAGGCTCGTTGCCAGTCCAGGAATCCGAGATGTCGGCAAAGTTGCGCTGAGCACACTCCTCCCGAAGCGATCCTGTCCGGGTCGACCGAGGGAAATACCCTGCGGTGAAGGGCTCGCCCCACTCGTGGTGAGCCGCGAGGTTGTAACACCCCGCAACAAGAGCCGAGCAGTCGGCGTTGGCGGGAGGGTTGATGAGCCAGCCGTCCCAATCGGACCGATCGTAGAAAGTCCAGCGATCAGGCTTCGAGTAGCCGACATCCGCGACGTCGGCGTAGTACCTGGCGCAGGATGCTGCGTATTGAGATACAGTCATTTTGACCTTTTCATCCGTTGGAGTTCTCGATCGGAGCGAAGAGCACCGGGATGATCCGAGAGCCGTTGGACTTGAGCTGCGCACGGACACGCGGAGGCGTCGTCGCATCTCCAGGCCAGATCTCGACGATGGATCCGTCGTCCGTGTAGTCGCCCTTAGGGAGAACGAACGTTGCCCGACTTCGAACCTGGATCTCCTTGGGGAGATCGACAACCTTGACATCCCGAGTTCCGTTGAGGTCCTGAGTCTGCCAGGTTGCATTACGCTTGACATACACCATGCCGGCCATAACGCGGTAGACGTAGGCCGCATTGTCAGGGCACGTAATCCAACCGGTGTCGAAGGTACCATAACCCGAGCCTGCTCGAGAGTTGAACCACACGACCTTGTCGGGCATAGACTCCTTGAGGTCGATGAGCTTATGATCGGAGGTACCGTCACGTCGGACGACCTTGAGGAGAGCCTTGGAGCCTGCGTAGAAAGCGACGTCCAGCTCGAAGTACGGATTCGACCCGAGGGTGACCGAAGCGTCAGTAACGCCGTTTGTCGGGGAGATGTAAACCGTGCTGTACGGACTGGACTCGCCGCGCACAGTGGTGTGAAGCAGAGGAGTTACGCCAGGCATACTAACCTCGTGAGTGGTACTTGGCCCGTCTCGCCGCGTTCAGAGCCTGATTCTGTCGAAGCGTGGCGGCGGTCGACATCTTCTTGTCGGGTCGGTTCTTCGCGTTGCACACTCGGATGAGTGTGAGTAGTCTGTTGATGTGCCAGTACTGGCACTCGAACGGGATCCGTAGAGCCACCATCCAATAGTAGACGAGCTCCGACGTGACGACCCCTCGATCGGGGCTGGATCCCTCGGCCTCGACGAATGTCGTGGCCGTCATCTTGTTCTCGATGTAGTCCTTGATGGCCTGGATGTTCTCGAGAGTCAGGTGCGAGTAGGCGACGGGGTCTATCTCGTTCAGGGTCATGCACTTGACGTAGTCCAGGACCTGGTCAGGGGTGAGCTTCTCGTTGCCGAGGTACGGGGCATGCCATTTGGCCTCCCATTTTGACAGAGCGACGAGACTGTGCTCCAGCTCGAGGTCGCCCTCGAACCCGTTGATGAACTCGTTGCGATCCTCGTCGTAGAGCTCATCCCCGACGACGTGAATCGTCAGCATTCGTTCCTCCCTGGAAGTCACCACGGACCCCGGAGCGGATCACGGG